AGCAGACTATAATAGTATCAAAGATGCTGTGCATTCTAAGTTACGTTATTAATGATTTTACCAGGCTCCACTGTCAAAGTGATTGATGAAAATTCAATATATCGAGGTTATGTAGGGTGCGTTCAAAGAATACAAGGCAAGAAAGCAGCAGTTCTAATGGATAGTCACACCCCTTGGGATAAGATGATAACTTTTAGAATTTCAGAACTTGATGAAGTAACAGAAGGTTTTCAATACTATCCAAAGAAAAAGAAATGAAGATTGCAATAATAACAGATCAACACTTTGGATGTCGTAAAAATTCAAAGGTATTTCATGATTTTTTTCTTAAGTTTTATAATGATATATTCTTTCCTACCTTAGAAAAAGAAGGGATTACAACCATTGTGGATATGGGTGATACCTTCGATAGTCGTAAGGGTATTGACTTTGCTGCATTATCATGGGCAAAAGATAATTACTATGATCGTCTCGCACAGATGGGTTGTACAATACATACGATTGTTGGTAATCATACAGCCTACTATAAGAATACAAATGAAGTAAATGCTGTTGATCTTTTACTTAGAGAATATGATAATGTTAAAGTGTATTCAGAAGCAACAGATATTACATTAGATAAATTAAATATTTTATTGTTGCCTTGGATAAACTCTGATAATGAAAAGCAAACAATGGAGGTGATTAGTAAATCAAAATCACCTTGTGTGATGGGTCATCTTGAGTGTAAAGGATTTGAAATGAATAAAGGGTTCTTTATGGATCATGGAACTGATGTTAAATTATTTGACAAGTTTGAGAGAGTGTACTCAGGTCATTATCATACAAGATCTAATAACGGAAAAGTTTATTACTTAGGAAATCCATATGAGATGTATTGGAATGATGTGGGAGATAACCGTGGATTCCATCTTTTTGATACAGATACAATGGTACATACACCTGTGAATAATCCATATAAAATATTTTATAATTTATATTATGAGGATGATGATGCACAGCTTCTGGATACTCGTCAGTTCTCAGGTAAAATATTAAAATTAATTGTTCGTAAAAAATCTGATCCTAAAAAATTTGAGAGATATATTGATAAGATATACGCATCAGATGTTCATGAACTTAAGATACTTGAAAACTTTCAACTTCAAGAGAATGAAGAGTTTGAAGCATTTGAAGAGGAAGATGATGCAGTTCGCTATGCCCTAATGCTAGAGGATAAAGGTTATCCAGAGATGCATGTAATCGAAGTTGAACCTGCAACTATGATAGCAATGTGCGAAACTCATGAATATGAGTATACTATTATTACATCAAATGATATTGTAATACCACCTGATAAAAAGTATGATCTTATTTGAAAAAGTCCGTTGGAAGAATTTTCTATCAACAGGTAATCAATATTCTGAAATCGATTTCCAAGGCTCACCGACTACTTTAATTGTAGGAGCAAATGGTAGTGGAAAAAGCACCGTTTTAGATGCACTTACTTTTAGTTTATTTGCAAAACCATTTCGTAAAATAAACAGAAGTCAATTAATTAACACAGTAAATGAGAAAGATCTATGTGTTGAGGTTGAGTTTAAGATTGGAACAATTTCTTGGAAAGTTATAAGAGGAGTCAAACCAAATATATTTGAGATATGGAGAAATGATAAGTTGCTTGATCAAGCTTCTTCTGTAAATGATCAACAAAAGTGGTTAGAACAAAATGTAGTGAAGATGAATTATAAATCGTTTACTCAAATTGTGATATTAGGATCAAGTAACTTCATTCCTTTTATGCAGCTGAGTGCACCTAATCGGAGAGAGGTCATCGAGGATCTTCTCGATATAAAAATATTTACTTCGATGAATAATATTCTGAAGGAGAAGATAAGAAAAGTCAGAGATGAAGTTAAGACATTAGATCTTAAAAGAGACTCCTTAAATGATAAAGTCAAGATGCAAGAGAAGTTTATCTTGGATGTGGAGACTCGTGGTAAGGTAGATATTAAACAAAAAAAGAAAAAGAAAGATGCTCTTGGAGATGATATTTGTGTTTATATTATGGAGAACGAAAGATGGGATGATCTTGTTTTTGGTTTAAAAGAAGATCAGGAAAAGTTAACAAACACAACAAATACGTTAGCGAAACTTAACACATTAAAAGGTCAAATATCCAATAAAGTATCGACCATTACGAAGGAGCATAAGTTCTTTAGTGATAATGTAACATGCCCTACATGTACTCAATCTATAGAAGAATCCTTCCGTTTAAATAGAATTAGTCACGCTCAAACTAAAGCAAAAGAGCTTAAATCTGGTTACGAGGAACTAGAAAAAGCGATAGAAAAAGAAAAAGAAAGAGAGCGTAAATTTACTAACTTATCAAAGGAGATCACTAAACTCACGCATGGCATTTCTAAAAACAACACTCTTATCTCTAACTGCCAAAAGCAACAAAGAGAACTTGAAAATGAAATTCAAACACTTACCAATCAACTTGAAAACAGAAATACTGAGCATGAAAAGTTAGAAAAGTTCAAATCTACCTTACAGGAGACCTATGAGTCCTTAGCCACCAAAAAAGAAACAATTAAATACTTTAATTATACTTACGAGTTGCTTAAGGACGGAGGAGTTAAGACTAAAATCATCAAGAAGTATCTACCGCTGATAAATCAGCAAATAAACCGTTATCTACAGATGATGGATTTTTATATAAATTTTACTCTTGATGAGGAGTTTAACGAAACCGTCCAATCCCCAATTCACGAAGATTTTTCATATGCATCGTTTAGTGAAGGAGAGAAGCAGAGAATAGATTTATCTTTGTTATTTACTTGGAGAGAAGTTGCCAAGTTTAAAAATTCAATATCAACAAACTTAATGGTATTGGATGAGGTATTTGATAGTTCACTTGATGGTCAGGGAACAGAAGAGTTTTTAAAGATAATCAAATACGTAATTGATGATGCGAATATATTTGTCATATCACACAAGACAGGCCTAGACGATAGGTTTGAAAATGTGGTAAGATTTGAAAAGACTAAAGGATTTAGTAGGATGGTATTATGATTGGTATTGTTGGTAATGGTTTTGTAGGCAATGCGGTTTATCAAAACTTTCGTGATAAAACAAAATGTAAGGTCTATGATGTTGATAAGAATAGATCTTTGAATAGTCTAGGAGATGTAATAAATTCTGATTTTATATTTGTATGTCTACCAACTCCAATGAGATATGGTGGAGAATGTGATCTATCAATACTTGATAATTTCTTTGAGGATTTACCAGATCACATTACAGGAACATTTGTAATTAAATCAACTGTACCGATTGGAACAACAAAGAAATATCTAGAACGTCATAATGTAATTCACAATCCAGAGTTTCTAACAGCAAGAAATGCAATCAAAGATTTTGCTAATTCCGAAAGAAATATTGTCGGTGGCGACATGGATCTCTGTGTTGACTTTGTTGCTATGTTTGAAAAATTTTTCCCTGAGATACCAAGCATCATTACCACCTCAGATGAGAGTGAAGCGATTAAGTATTTCTCTAATACATTTCTCGCTTATAAAGTAGCATACTTCAATAAGATATATGATCTATGTCAAGCAGTTGGTATGGATTATGATGTGGTATGTGAAGGTGTGACAGCTGATAGTCGTATTGGTAAATCACATACTAAAGTCC